TGAGAGATTTCCTCTCATCTGCAATCTTCAGGCTCTCAATATAAGCGCCAAACACTTCAGTGTCCCATTCCACGGTAGTTGGATCGTCAGTAAGCAGGCCATTCTGAATCAGGCTTGGCCTTACCGCTTGCCATGCCCCCTGCCTTTCTTCCTCAGTTTCCATTCCTGCGATGTTGCTATGAACGTCTTTGAGGGCTTTGGTTACTTCGTCATATCGCTTAAGCCCTTCCGCATTCATATTATTAAAGACTTTCTCTATCTCCATCCGCTGCTTGAATACCTGTGTGCCTATTTCTTCACCGGCAGCGCTGAATACTTCGCCTTGAGCGGCCCTGTAATCCACTTCGCCGGTGTCGGGATTGGTGTACTTCTGAAAGATTTCATTCGCCTGCTTCATCTTCCGGGCATCTTCCCGCCGCTTCTGCCGCGCAAATTCGTTGTCAGCGAGAATGCCTTTGTTGATCTCCTGGTTTTGCAATAATCCCTGGAGGTTGGCCTCCTTGATTCTTATATCCCTCGCGGAAGGTATGGGGGTATTGTTGCCGGATAGGGCAATGGATGAATTGATTGGCATGATTACCTCTATTTAATTATTCGACCGAGAATATCGGTTAAGTTTTCCTGAATTCCGGGCATCTGACTCTGCCATGCGTTCGCGCTTCCCATATACCCACTGGCTTTTGCGTCACCAGCCTGAGTCATCAGATTCCCGGCCTGATTCGCGTAATTCTGTCCTGCTTGGCCTAATTGCTGAGTTGCGATCTGCCCCGTACCGGATAGTCCGGCAAGTTTATTGTATTTAGTCTCTCGGTTTTGATTGTAGCGATTGAAGGCGTTTTGAAATTCATTGGACGCAAGGCCTTGACTGTATCGCAGACCTTCCTTGACGGATCTGCCGGACAACAGGCCGCCCCTCGCTACTGCCGATCGATCTAGTGCCTTCTGCCCTTCCGCTAGATTGAACTGGTATCCAGGGCTTGCTTCGAAGTCTTCCAGGGTGAAGTCGCGCATCAGATCACCGAAGCCTACCGGCTGCCCCGCTCCTGTTGCCGTTCCCCCTGGCTGCCCTGCGTTCTGTGCTGTTGTTAATGCTTGGATTTTCTGATCTATCGTCTGTATCTGAGCGTCAGACTGAGTAAGGAAATTATCTATTTGGGAAGGATTGGCTTCAATGGCTTGTCGCATTTCGGATGGAAATTGGTCGGGGTTTTGCTGGTAAGCCTCAAACTGCTGGCGGGCATTTTGAGCCCTCGAAAGAATTTGGGCCCGTTGCGCTTTCAAGCTCGCCAATTCTGCCTGATTAGCCGGGAAGCCTCCAGACCCTAAAAATTGGCTATCAACGGGCGCACCTGTCACGCCTCCCTGTGCTGCGGATGAGCCACCCCCTGGCTGCCCCGCAGCGGAGCCAGAAGAAAAGGCCCACTCCGTAGGAGCTGCGGGAATTGCTTCAAGCTGTTCTTGTAATTTTTTAATCTCCTGGCCCCGTTTAGCAAAGGTGTAAGCCTTCCCAAACAACCCCCCCCCACCCTTTGGTGGAGAATTTATTAAATTATCCAATTCCTTCTGGAGCCGCATTCGTTCCTCTGCGTAGGGATCCCCTTGCGCCTCCGGTGACTGAAACGTTCCAATCCCCATGCCCTGCAAAAGCATATTCAACCCCGCATTGCTCGCATCCAAGCGTGGGTGAATCATTGCTTTCTGGTCTTCCCATTGCTTCTCCTGCAGGTCTATGGCTCGATGTGCTGCCTCGCTCTGTGCGTCGGCTGCTTTTCCTGCCGCCCGTGATCCTATAACACTGCTGGTAACAGCTCCAACCGTTCCTATAACTGCTGGTATTATTGCTGCTATAGGCATGATTAAACCTCCTTACTCCATAATGACCCAATGCGCTTGTACCCAAGCCGCTCAAGGTAGCCTTCAATTTTGTTATTAATTGCTACAGCCAATACTGCACTTGCTCCGCATTCCCTTAAAATTTCAACAGCCTTACGTTCCAGCCGGGAGAGCATCGTTCCATTCCGGTATTGCCGATCTATCCAGACTCCCTCAATGTGAGGGACGTTTAAAACCGCAAGCCTACCTACCAGCCTGTTACCGTCAAAGGCTGCGATCACGGCTGTATTTTCCGGACTTATGTCATTCGGTTCCGGCGTTGACCTTAGCAGATCAAACTCATCTTCCCTGAGTCTCCGTGTTTCCATTATCGCGTCGGGAAGTTCCCGACAAGATGGTCGTATCGGCCTGAACTATGATTCGGTACGCCTGCATCTATCAGGTTCATTTCGGGTATGACGGCATTGTGAGACTTGATTAACGACCTGGCCTTAATTGCTTCCATTGATATGCTTCTGCGCCTGTCCTGCGGGACGCTGTACCGATTAAAGTTATACTCCGCAAGGCTGAACATCAGCGCATCGTAATAGGCTTCCGGAAGAGAAACGATTGTGGTTGTTGCCGGGAACTTTGTCAACTGCTTCGGTACGTGCAATTCAAGTGTTACAGCCGCGCTTGGTACGGGGTACAGGTACAGGTTCGCGTTCGGGTGCGCATCGTCGCAATAGAGCGTATTCGGTATGTCTGATTCCGTGGTCTTCGCCCTGATATCCGCCCATTCCAGGGGATCATAAATAACATGCAGCGGATAATGAATATCGTCAATCACCAGATACGCTGCACTAATATCTGTCGGGCGTTCATCTAAAAGATCCCCGCTTGGACCGATGGAGTAGCTTGATTGGCTCGTTGTTGAAATCGTGTGCTGAATTATCTCAGTCTGATAAACCAGTTGCCCGTCAATGCGCCATTTCTCAAGCATTCGGTTAAGGCGTTTAAGCATATCCGCCGAATAGGTGGAATTAAGCGTTTGACCAAGATGATGAACGCCAAGCTCTATTAACGAATCCGTTATCAGATCCGTTGCCGTACTTGTTAAAACAACATCATCGGGAACGGCAACCGTGATGGCTGTCATGGTTCCTTCGCCGGCTCCGTCCACGGTTTCAGTGTCAGGGTTCGCGTCGGCGTTATAGCCTGGATACGAAGTCCAGATATAGACGGTTGAAGCATTTTCCAGGGAAAATGTTACTTCACCATTTGAATCGGTTTCGTCCGGACCATCCACTACCACTTGCCCGGTAATGTCCGATGTAGCCCACACGTGAACATTTTCCAGGGCAGCAGAATCGGCTGAATCCGTTACAGTATATACAAAACTGACTTTAGCCATAATTTAATCTCCAACGCTTACGGTATGATTTCGAACGACTGACCGCAAAAGTCTTTAATATCGGTTACAAGGTCGTGCGAATCCTTGAAGTTGGACGCCATGCCAAGTACAAGAGCATCTATTTCGTTTTTAACCTGAAGCTTGGTTTTGTTCGTGCCGGTAATCTGTACATCCTGCGCCACTTCCTTGCCGTTGTAGTCTATCAGTAACCGTAGATTAATCTTGTCCGTTGAGCTTCGGTCTACCCACGCTTTTATTAACGTATAACTTAATGCCATAATTCCTCCTATGGTTGCACGTAATCAATGGTGATTTTTGCTACGGCGTCCCAACTTCCGTTTTGGAACATTACCTGTATTTGCGGGTCGTCGGGGTCAAGCTCTACAAATATGTCACTATGTATAAGTGTTTCCCCCGCCGGGGTATAAAGCTCTTTTGTCTTACGTGAACCGGTCCAACCTTTACGGCGGATGAATAATACGCTATCTGCCGGCCCGCCAACAATTTCTACTGAAAGCGTTACTGCCCGCGTGCCTGTGGGCACTCCCAAGTTGTCCCCATACCATGATGCGTCCGTGTTGCCGCCCGTGTCGTAGTCTCTAAGATCAAAATTTTCCCATGTATACGCGGGATCCCACTCATCGACAGCCTCTGCGCCTTCGAGCCAGTATGCGAGTTCGTCTGGTGGAAAATACGACTCGTTATCAGATCCTTCAGTGAAGCCCAACATGCAGGTATAAACGCGGTTCTCGTAAATGGGCGTAAAGCCCGCCGATCCTGTTGTGGGCGGTGCACCAGCGTAGTTATCTTCCATTGTAACGAAGCAGCCCGTCATGTCGAAATCACGAGTTCCTATCGTATAGCTTGCACCTAAAGCGCGGAGCGCGACCTGAATCAGATCGGCGAGATTTTTGCTTCCGGTCGTATCTGCTAGATTAATATCAACCGTATAGAAGTATGGGCCCGTTCCTGTTTTTGCAGATGTGATGGCCAGATTATCATCACCGGCAACCGTTACTGTCACAGTGAGGAACCAAGGTTGCCCACTTTCGTCACCATATGATACCCAGCCAGAAGGAAACGAGACATACAACTTCTTACCACCAGCCCAGTTGTGCTTAAAGTGAGTTCCGAGTGTAGTGATATCGTTCGTCGCGTAATCGGGATTGGCGGCAGGATCAAAATCGCCCCTAAATTCAGACGCTCCCTGAGTGTCTGCCTCGTGCCCATACATCCAATCATCGTCGCCAAGGTCGCCGGTAGTAGTCGGGACGAGTTCAACTTCTTGAACTTGAAAATAATCCCATTCGAATTCGTTTATGTTTGATGCGTTGTAGTTAGCTACCACGCCAATACGAAAATACCTGGCTCCGGTATCCAACTGAAGTGGATCGTCTCTGGTACCAGTACCTGATGTTCCGCCTTCTCCTTTCAAATACACTGTTAGCTCAGTCCAGGCTTCATCGTCCAGGTCATCTGCTTGTTGATAAAACATATCCGTATATACCGGGGATGTGGCAACAAAATCTTCATCATACGTGTATAGCCTGAGAGCGAAATTGTCTTTTGTATTATCATCGACCGTAATACTGCGAAATCTAGCCGTTGCGCGATACAGAGATGTTGGGTCAAAGGGGAAATACGTATCACAACGAAGTGCGGAATAATTGACCATATTGCAGACTTTTCCGCCGCGTTGCCCATCGGAATCCGGGAATGTTGGTGTTGATCCCGCCGCTACAGAATACTCGCTATTGAGAAGCGAGGTTTCATCCTCGAATGTCTCTGTGATTGAACCTACGCTTTGCGCTGTTTTTATCCTTGACTGAACTAAAGGTGGTATTTCCAGTAATCCATCCGCGTCTATGGCAGCATACAGCCGTTCCAGTTCCGATCTGTCCTGCGGCCTGTATAAGGAAGTGAACGTGCCGGAAACGTTGCGTCCTACAAGTATCACGGTTGAGCTTAATGTTGGGGCTGAACTATCGGTAAGAAATTGGTTTTTATGTGCAAAGCTCCAGTAAATCCATTCGTCGGTGGTATCGTCCGGGGCAATAGAGTACCGCTTCCCGCCGTATGTAATCCGTATATCAGACCAGGATACCTCACCCGCCCCAGGGTCGTTGTTGGTAAACCCTCCCGTAACGATTTCTAACAGGGTGTCGGGCAGACCTGCGCTGATCTTGGCAAGTAGAGTATTAAGGAACACGGCCCACTGTGGAGTCAATATCCCGTTTTCGTCTACCATTCGGGTCTGTGCGAGGCCCATTAATTCAATGTTGGACTCGCCCATTAACCAATACCCCTTTGCAGTTCAAGGTGCGCGTCAAGCCACGCTTGTTTTACTGGCTCATCGTTATATAGCCGAAACACGCGATCCCTTGACCTTCCCAGCGCCACCCATTCAAGATGCTGCTCATATGATTGATAAGTTCCCATTGATAAGCCTATCGGGGTACTCCATGACCGAGCGGAATCCTCGGAGTAACATAGGTACATTGTCGGGTTATAGCCTGGATCCTCTGCAGCCACGTCCAATCCCACACCTGCCTCAATATCCAGCCTGAAGCGGTCATAAAAGATCCAATCGCGCCCAGAATGAAGGTGCGGGGCAATGCGCTCGAATCTGATAGGGTCGGCAACGTCAAGATAGGCATCGTTGTCGAGGCTATAAATTAATCCGTCCGCCGCACGGCTGCCGACAAGGTGCTTGTCGAAGCAATAGGCATGACATCGGCCAAGGTGAGGGGTGTGGCCGGAATCGTAATACGTTTCTTCGTGCCATATCCTTGTAGCAGCGTCATAAACAAACGTGCTGTCCAGATCGGGTACATACAGAGCATAAAAGAAATGGCCCTCTAACTGATAACTGTACGCCATCGCTGCCGACAGGTCGGATGATTGGGCTAAATGATATTCAATCGCGTGGGTTGATACGCGCATAGGAGTAAAGCCGTCCGCTTTCCAGACGATTCCAGCACCACGGGAATCCTGACCAAGCCAGAAAATCGAGTTGTCCAGTTTTTTTACTGTATGGATCGAAGCGCATCCCTGCTCGATAAACCCGCCTGGGGAGCGTTCAAAGGGGAAGTCTGAATTACCGCTATCGTACCACGCTTCCGTGGTTTCCCGCCCAAATAGCCATAACTGCCGGTGATCGGCAAATACGCCCACTAAATCATCGGGGAATCCCTCCTTACTGGCAAAGTCCAGCGCATCCCAGCTGGTTCCATCGAGTATGCCGCTGATCCATATGGTTTTGGCAGACGCTTCCGAAGCAACATAGTACAGGTCGAGAATTGACAACGAGCTTGGAACAAAGCCGGGACTGATATTTGCAAATGCCGATCCCGATATGGTGTAGCAATGCATCGCTCCATTGGCAATCATAAGAACCTGGGCGCCGTTTCCTACCATCTGAGCGGTTCCGGACGCGCTCACGGTTCCCCTGGATGTTTCTTCGCCGTTGGACGCTACGGTATAGAACGAAGTGCCGCATATTGCGTACAGTGCGCCGTTGAGGGCATACAGGAACCGCACGGCTGCGCTACCCCCGCCAAGCGTGGAGAAACTAACCAGGCCGGGGCGATTGTTATAAATAACGCGGTTTTTTCCTGTGCCCGATTCTATCGCTTCAGGGACAAGGTTATACACCCTATCACATGCTGACGCCACTGACCGCCCTGAGTAACTCGGTCCAATAAAACCGGGAAATGCTGGCATTTTAATTTCCTCTCAGCTTCAGACGTTTGGTAACTTCCTCACCCTCACCCTCACCGCGTAATGGATGAGGATAAGTATAGGGGGTCCACCACTCAGCCCAGTCATTTGAATCTCCGCATACATACATAGTTCCACTTATATCGCTGCGTGTGGGGTTGTTTACTATATCACCCACATAGCCTGTAATATCAGCACAATTATCTTGAGTAGTTTGCCAATATCCGACCCTCTCAGAACAGGTTGCTGGTCGTGAGCCGGAAGTTCCGCAACCCGCCCCAGTTGAACCATCAAAAGATGATTCATAATCAAATAAACTCCAGTCAACAGCGGGATAATCTTCAATACCCACACAGCTTATGCCGCTCTGTGCATCCCAACCGTCAAGATCATTGGTGGTTAAATTACGCAAATTGCTAACACTGTATGTTTGAACTTCTTGATAGTCTAAATAGTTTGTGGGACAGCCATATTCACCAGACGCCCACCCGATAGAGTTGGAATCAGTTGTTGTATCAAGGTTGTTAAACAATAGGATACTGCGCCCGCCCCTTGCTGCGGCGATTGCGTAAGTTGAACCATTATTTGTAAAGACTATATCGTTTCCATACATCAGGTGACCGACACACGCGGCATAATCGCTTGAATTATACTCATGCCAATCAATAACATTAATACTGCTCGTGTCGGGTATATTAAAGGTATTGTAGCGCCACACAACCCTCATGCCGCCATACTGACAATCATAAATATATTCATCAGCATTGCCAACTTTATTAAAAACATTGTCCTCGAAATATAAAGCATTTGCAGTGCCAAGCGCAGTATCGTAAACGGTTAAATATGATTCTGTGCCTTCTTGCATCCCTCTAAAATATTGCCACGCACCAGAAAAAGTACACTTCCAGACAACCCCACCCATACCCGCAGATATGATATACTCTGTTCCCAATCCTGATGGCGATGTTTTCCCGGTAAATGTACACTCATGAATATTCGCTTTATTCATCTGCGAAGTTATTTGACTATTGTAATACCATAATTCTATTCCACCTGCAGAATTGCCAATACTAAAGGCAAAACCCGAAACCTCTATTTCAGGATTTGATGATTGCGGGCTTGGTTGGAAAGACATCAAATATCCGGAAGTGGTTTTAGATATAGTAAGGTTGCTTTCGCCGGGTCCTATAATGTGGATTGCTTTTGTTATGTTTAAGGTGCTGGTCCATGTTTCCGTTCCATCACCTGCAGATACGTTGATTGTATCGTCTGCACTTGCCTGTGATACACAGGATGCCACAGAAGTATAATCCGGTGTAGATGCCCATGTAGGTGAACCTCCAGCACATCCAGCCATAGCACGGCCCACAATCATAAACATAAGCAATAATTGCAAAATTAATTTCATTTCGGAACTATCCCATTAATAGCTATTTCATTCTTCCGGTTCCTTAGCTTCTTTTCTACTACAGCACCGACGCCCAATAACAGCATTCTTTTAGGTACTGACTCACCGCCTCCTAATGTATATGTAATCTCAAGCGTTGCAGGATTAGCTTCTGAATACCCATGAAAAGAAACATAACAGTTAGATGCGGCTGAATTGGTGTAAAGAATAAATGCTATGTGCTCATTACTCAAACCTGAACTTGTCGCAATTACCTCTGTAACTATGTCTTTAAGATTACCGCTGACTATCCAAACCGGGTATCCGGATGTATCCGGATTAAAATCCGCCGCCACGACAGCAGTAGTATGCGGACAAGTAGATGGCCAAAGTGATAATGAAAAAGCATCAGAATCAGCAACATTGTGAGCCATCCAATCACATTCGATAACCTCGCTGGTCGCCCCGGCATCATCCTGATAAAGTCTGATAATAGCCTCTGTTACAGTATCCGCCTCTACTATGGTAATCCCGCCCCAACGCAGTCCGATATGAAAAATGTCACTGCCCGGGTTCCCCAAGCTAAGCCCGGAAGTATACCAATCATTTTCAGTAGCTTGTTCATAGCCATCATCCGCTTCTGCTGCGATTGCAGTCGGCCCAAATGTGTCGGGATAAATGACTAAAAACTCCATCGCCTCAAGATCATATGGCCCCATAAAGATATGCAATATCTTGCCTCCTTGCCCGTCGTCCTCAACCGTGGCATCACGATACGGAGCCTCTTTCCTCGACCATCGTATTTCAATATTTCCTATTCGTCCGCCTATTCTGATCGGTGTCGGATCGACCGGACTTGTAGGGATATAAATCCATGATAGGGCAATATTGTCAGGGATATCCAACACCCATTCCAACCTAAATGTTCCCGCAATAGGAGAACGTAAGCGGAACCCTAATGTTTGCCTATCATTTCCTCCGACCTCTATTCCAGTTTGGAAACGGGAACCTTGGGCGTAGCCTTGAATATCGGGAAAGTCTAAATAAGCTGTGCATCGGCCATCTCTTGGATAATCATGTTGGATATTACGGGTAGGTACTCCGTGTGGAACATCTGTCCATGTACCGCTTATATCACGCTGAATAAATATACGGGACCGGGAAATAATTGTGCGGCCAAGTTGCTTTATTTCTTGGTAGCCATCGGCAAAGTTACACCGTGCATCACCATAGCGCAAGCCATTGCCGGACTGAACATAGGGCGCGTATACGGACTCATCACCATTGACATCGACATTCTTCTCTCCTATGGCGGACCGATAAGTTACTTTGTTCGGCTCACCTTCGTCAGCGTGAGAGAACTTACGTCCATGCTTGACCCAAGTTAAATGTTTCATAATTAATCACCGTCCAAATCTGAACCGATGGAAACCGGATGCACCTATTTCTGTACATAGGATATCCAGCCATCTACATCTTCGCTTCCGCCTTGTAAAATGCAAAGAGCTTCACCGGCAGTATTTGTCTGAAGCCCCTGAATCAAGAAACCGTTACCATCATCAGGTAGTGAAATCACTCCGGTTAATAACCTCGACCCCTGACTTGTCGCACAGACAGACCCAGTGCCTTGAGCAAACTGTACGGTTTCGTCTGCATCGGTTGCCAGCATTCCACCACAAACATAAATCTTATCACCACCTACGGCAGCAATTAGTTCCGCGCTTGCTGCCTGATTAATAGCCACAACGGTTCTGGCATCCGTCATGCAAGGATTGTTGGCTACTATAGCTTCCAACACTGTTTGATTGGCTTCGGTGGCGGTTTCGATTGCATCGGTGTCTGCTATGATGTCGTCCAGCTTTGCGTCTGTGGCCGCACTGGTAGGTAGTGGCAGTGAAGCCACAGAAACTGGCTGGGTGGATTGCCAGAATGTGCCTGAGACCGGGACAGGCGTCCCACTCGCAACACCTTCAATTTTCATGCCGCCCTGAGCACCTAAAGCCGCAGGAAGGCCGCCGTTCAGCAAACCCTCAATACCATCAACTGATGTTTCCAGCGCCAGTGCCGAGGTATTCAAGTTCGTTCCCGCATTAGCTGTTACTGTACCGGATATGTCGTTATTGCTGCCAAGATTGACCAGCATACCATCTGTAGAATTACCCCTCATCCGATCCCAAGTAGAACCGTCAAAATACATCCCGAAGGAAGATGCCTGTAATCCATCCTCGGTGTTTGCCACATCGTCTGCCTGAGTGCTTAATATTAAAGCTACGAGAGTATCTAAGTCGGCATTCAGGTCATCGTCTCTAGTCTGTAGCTCATAAGAAGCGTTTATATTCGCTCCGCGCTCATTGCCGGCCGCATCCCATAAATGAAACAACTGAACGCGGTAATCCGACATCCTGCCAATACCGATATCACCATCATCTATTTGGTCGGGAGTAGTGTCATATGCAAAACCAGTAGGGAGCACATCGTCCGATTCGAACGTGAACGCGGAGTCATCTGTACCCACCTGAGCCGCATTTTGATCCTCAACCAATAAGTGTCGATCTTGGGTCATAGCCAAGACTCCAACTTCGCCAGCATCGACGTTATCAGTAGCGTAAACCCCCATCATAGGAGTTCCCAGGTCAGTTCCGAGAGTAAAACCCCCATCGTCTGTCTCTGAAGTACCGCCACTACCACCAAAGCTAGTAATCTGATTTCCGCTTGCATCAATAATCTGAACCGATGCAGCACGTTCCGAACCGCGAGCGGCACTGGTTATTGCATTACCAGAACCATCCTGGAGCCTCATATTCCAATTTCCCGACTGGGTTACATCATTGTTCGATCCGAGATTGACTAACATACCATCTGTAGAATCACCACGGGCACGATCCCAGGTAGAGTCATTGAACAGGTAGAGCATTCCGGAAGTCTGTAATCCGTCTGAGGTATTCGCTAAGCTGTCGGCTTGAGTTCCGAGAATAAGTGAATCCGTCCCCAAGACATCCGAAAAATCAGTGCCAAGCATGAAGTCAGTTCCGGACAAAGTATTTAAATGACCGTTTGCCGTAGACTGGTTAGCTGAAGTGGATGCACCAGTGGGAAGAGGCAATGATTCCGCTGATACTGGCTGAGTGGATTGCCAAAACGTTCCGGTAACAGAAAATTCGGCACCACTTCCAGGCTGTACATGAATGGCATTGTCCGTTCCTACTGCAGATCCACCGTATCCCCACAAATTAAAAAACGGATGACCATCACTGTCACCAACGGCAGACTGCACATTGGTTCCATCATCAACCATCATTACGGTTCCGGTAGGTGTGGCGGCAGCGTCGCCATCGGCGTATTGCGTCCCACCGCCGATACCCGCATCATCATTCTCGATACTGATTTTAAGGTTGCCGTCACCATCAGTTTGAAACGGCGCATAGTCACCATCTGCAGCCAAAGCAGAATTCGCATCCTGCCTGACCGTAAGATTCATGGTGCCGGTATTCCCGGAAACATGAACCGCGTCTTCGGCGTACTGGGTGCTTCCGGTGCCGCCACTGACAATATCAACCTGTAATTCTGAGCCGGAAATGGCATTATCCAGTAATTCCACTGCCGTTTTGATTGCATCGGTATACGCTAGGATTGCTGCACTGTTTTGGTCCAGAACATGTAATCTTCCGTTGGCATCATTAATCAGAGCCGAATTATCTCCGTCCGTGTCTGCCAGTTGAGCGGCAGCATCCTGACGGACGACAAGTGCCAGCGTGCCAGTGTCCCCGGTTGAGTGAACAGCATCCTCATCGTACTGATACCCACCACCGAACGTCGTAACCTGAGTGTCTGAATCATTCCAAATCCCGACCCTTATAAGATCGGTAGACGATACAGTTGTAACCGGATCGTCAATAATCTCCAGGCTGGTGATCATCGTGGCCTGATTAGCCGCGCTTGCGTCACCACCTTCAACCGTTAGAGCGGCAGTATTGACGAACGGGCCTTCACCGCTTCGCAAAACAACTGCGGCACCACCGCTAGTATAGGCGCTACAGCGAACACGGATATTGCTTAACCCTCCGGATTGTACAACCCAAAGCCCTGTACTCGTCGTATTGCTTACGCCTGTGTCAAATGGGACAGGATACGCATCAGCGGAGTACCAATGGCTACCATCGCTGCTTACTTCGAATTGAAGGGTACCAACATACGTTCCTTCAACGCTAATTGATACAGCCGATGTTCCAGGCGGTAAGGCATGGTCAATGCATACGTCTGTCGTGCAGGTCGTTCCTGCTGCAGTGATGTATCCATTAACAGCTTCATCGGCATATGCAGGCGACAGTGCCACCCCCAGTAAAAATATTATCGACAGTAGTTTTTTCATGATCTTCTAGCCCTCTTTTTTCGCCCTTTAAATACTTTTTGTGACACAGGGGAAGGTTTAATTTTTTCTTTCTTTTCCGATCCAACCGACTCGGTTTTTATGGGAATTTCGGGTTTTAATGGCTGGGTATGAGTGCTTATAATTTTTTGTGGAATATCAACGATAGGTTTATTTACGGCCGGAACCCGCTTCGGCTCTTCTTTGGGGCTAAATTCTCCGCAATCCTCATCGGGACCGTGCAGCACAAACGCTGGGTATCGCCTACATTCCTGTTGATTCTGTTCATTTCGATAGTATTTACAACTTTGACAATCTTTCATGATTTGACCATATAAGGAAAAAGGGCAGACCGAAGCCTGCCCCTTGGTTGGAGAGTTGAAGGGAAAAAACTAGAATAGACGTACCCACTCAATCTGAACGTTTCCGGTTCCGGCAACATCGTCTGCACCGGCCCATGTGTCGGCCAGATTGAAGTAAATGGTCTTATTTCCGCCCGTTTCAATCACAAGATTGGTTGCAATAGACTTGGTTTCCGCCGTACCTTTGCAGTTATTGAAGGTTTGACCGGTAAGAATATTCTCAAACGCGGCTGTACCGCCAAGAACTGAAACCACACCAGAGCCTACGGTTGTGCCAAGTCCGCCATCAGGCGTATCATCATCGACCGTGCCACCGCCCTGAAGGGCGATAGACATACGGCTTCCGCGAATTTGAATGGCGCCATCAGGGAGCGTATAAAGCAACTTCCCGAATGATAGAGCTGCGGCACCGGTAGCAGCGCCAACGGCAAGAGCAGAAAAACTCAACTGAGTGATATGGTGACGACCGTTGACAATTTCATTCGCTATGACTCCCGCTGCGGCAGTACCTAAAAGGCTACCCGGAGCTACGGTGAAATCGATCGGACTACCAACAAGAACGATTGCGCCAGCTACATGAGCCTTTGCCGCCGTTCCTACTCGCCCCCGCGCTACACCGATATTGGTTGAAACAACGCTGGTGACAACCATATACTCGTCGTCAATAGCGACTATCTTGCCGGCTGAAAACCCAGTTGCGCTTGCAACGACAAGGCTTCTCGCCACTGTGGTTACTGCATTTGATAAAGTTGTTGCTGTGATAGACATATTATGCTACCTCCTGAAAAGTGTTATGCTGCCCTCTACAGTAATGAAGCCACTCTTACAGAGCAGTTCTCGGCGTACAGCCGACCGAAGCCGCACAGAATGTCGAAACGGTTAATCATGTTCCTGGTTCTGGCCTCGAACTGTCGGACAAATGAGATGGAGAGACCGGTTTGCGGATCTCGCATCGTTTTGGCGAATTCCACAGAACCCTTTGGCTCCTCCAAGGGTACGGAAACAAGGGCAAATGCATCACGATTCAATGCAAGTCCGTTGATTCCGTGTTTTCCGGTAGGCGCGGTTGTTCCAGGGAACTGCACGACCACATTAGTTGCAGCCGGGAGAGCATCGACGTTCTGATACTGATGATCGGGACCGTATACGGCAGGGTAAAAATATGCCGTTCCAGTTCCACCACCAGCGGCAATGTCTAGATCCTGAGTCAGAACGAATGTCTTCGCGCTTCCGATGCTTCGCCGTGTCTTCGGATTGACGGCCATCGGAGTTGTGAAGTTGATGATGTCGCCCTTCTTCCAGGCAACGGCGGCTGCAGCTGAAGTAATACCTACAGACGATGCGCCATCGGTCAGTGTGGTTGTAACAGTACAATCACCAATGGTCATTGTGCCGTTTATGTGATCGTACAGGGACATTGACTCATGCCACTTGAAGCCTGCGGCATTACCGAGTAAGCCGGTTTTGAACAGATCGCCGATTTCCTTTGAAGGATTCAGGATCGTGGTCAAATTCGCGCCTAAAGTTGAATGCATGGCAGGGCTGATAATCATGCCCTTAGTGCCATCAGGACAGGCCAGTTCAACTAACTTCTGCCGCGCCTGGTGGTATGGGGTGATCGTTGTTGGAGTGGTCCCAACAGCGCCTACAACATTCGGGCAGTTCTGATAGGCGTAAAGGGCGCACCTGGAATCAATCTCCTGCGCCAACTGATCCATCGCCGGATTGACATACTCTTTGCGCACCAAGCTCTCACCGCGCTCCATGTTCAGAACCTTGTCCACAGCATCGAAATCGAAATCGACACCGAAGACTTGATCCATGGTTACGGTGGTGGTTTTGCGGTCAATCGGTTGAGGAGTGTACTCCATGCCGTCACGAATGAGGTATCGTTGCGGCAATTTGGGATAAATAGTCTCACCCACGGCGAAAGCTTTCTTATAGTCGCGGGAGAGGTCGGTGTTGAAGTATCCTGCTACTTCGAGTTTGTTTTTAAGTCTCCTGAGCGATTCCATCGTCACCCAGGTAATTTTTTGAAAATTTGAAGCCATGATTTGGTTCCTTACCTAACTAAGCGGGCGGCATCCTTCGCATTCATTGTTGCTTCGTAGCTTTCGTAGTCCCCCGCCTCAACAGCTGCGGCGGCCTCGTCAGGTGCAGCGGTATTCTTTCCGCTGATTTCCTTCGGTGGCGGACTGGCAGTTGTCACGGTTTTGGTTTTAGGAGCCTTTAGGGATTCTTCGATCTGAAGTAATTCGCGGTGAGTCAATATCTCGTCAAGTCCGGCAATGCGGGCAGCATTGTCTCTGTCCAACCATAAGGCATGAAGTACGTCCGGGCCGTACTCTGTCTGCATTACGACCTTTTCCATCGCCTTATTGAGTGGGATGAGTCCCTGTTGCGCCGCTTCGAGAGACTTTCCGATATCAGGTATGCGCTTTCGGGCTGCAGCTACGTTCTTACTGAGCTTTTCGGCGCTCTCGCGGTTTCGCTTCTCCGCTTCTTCCCGTTGTCGGGCAATCCGGTCCTTTTCGCGCTCTTCCGCAAGCTTCTTTTCAACTCTGAAATCCGCCCTTGCATCGAGGAAGTCGGTATAATTCTCGTAATCATCCTCTTTGGGCTCTTGCGGGTCCGGGGTTTTGGTTGCTGCGGGTGGCGGGTCCGCTGGTTTCGCCAAGTCTTCTTTTAATTGAGCTTTTCTACGCTCTAATTGCTCTACCTCATCCCTTGCTTGCGCTCTTTGCTTGAGTTTTTCCTGTACTTGGCTATCAAGTTGAGCTATGCGAGTTTCGGCGTTCTTGCCCTTTTTAGACTCCTGTTGCGTCTCTTTTCCGGGTTCCGATTCCGCTTCCTTGGTCTCTGCCTCGGATTCAGCCTTCTTTTTAGGCTCGGTAGAGGGGGCCGGTTCCTCTTCTTTGGTCGGCTTAGTAGGTAATTCGCCCTTTGCCATGTAAGTCTCGTATTCCTCACTGTTGAGGTCTTCGAAGCTGGTTATTTCGCGGGGCGCTTCCTCTGTTTTCGGTGTTTCTGCTGCTGGTGTTTCCTTTGCTTCAGTTGCCGGTGTCGGGTCGGCTGTTGGTTCGACTGGTTCTGGCATTGTTTCTCCTGGTGGCCGATTTCAGGGGTGTGCGGCCAATAAAAAAGGCCGCTCGAAAGCGACCTTAAGTGAAAGATTAAGCTGGGGCACCCGGAAGGAATCGAACCCTCGACCATCTCATTACGAGTGAGTTGCTCTGCCGTCTGAGCTACAGGTGCCTATGAT